ATGGCCGCTGCGTCCATGACGATGACCCAGAACCAGATCGTCGGCAAGCCGAACGTCGGGATCTTCCGGAACTGGGCAGAACACTCCGAATGGGTCCGTGCGGCACTCAATATCCGACGCGACCAGGTGGCAGCCGCAGAATGGGTCGTCGAGCCCATGGACTGGGAGAAGCCATGGGACAAGGACTTGGCTGCCCAGATCACCATCCTGCTCAAGGAGCCGAATCCTATCTTCGAGGAGTGGCGTCCGTTCATCCAGGCCGTGACTGAGGACTTGCTGGTCCTCGATTCTGGTGTCATCGAGAAGGAACGCACCATCGGGGGCGATATCGCCTATCTGCATCCCGTCGATGGCGGGACGATCCGCGTGAACCGCTTCTGGAACGGCCCAGAGGACGACCCACGCTACTACTGGTTCCCAGACCACCAGATGAGGGCCACATTCCCGAACGAAGACCTCATCTACATGCAGGCGAACCCGATGACGTACCGGGTGGTCGGTTTGGCCCCCCTGGAGACGCTCCGACAGGTCATCGACGCCGAATTGAGCGGCCAGAACTACAACGCACGCCAAGTGAAGGCTCCAGCGCCTGATGGCATCCTCGATCTTGGCGAACAGGCGCGTTCTGACATGGTCGACGACTTCAAGCGCTACTGGAACGCAGAAGTGGCCGGTAGGGGCGCGATGGCGTTCATCGGCGGGACCAAGAACGCCAAGTTCATGCCATTCCGCTCGAATAACCGCGAGATGCAGTTCCTCGAGTGGCAGATGTACCTCGCACGCAAGATCGCAGCCGTCTTCGGCATGTCATTGCAGGACTTGGGCATCCCACTCGATACGAACCGTGCTACGGCCCAGGTCACGTCGGACCAGACCGACGACAGGGGCTTGCGTCCTCTCTTGGGCCTTGTACAGTCGTACATGACCCGAGAGGTCGTCCATGATCGCTCATTCGGTGGGCGAGACAACAACTTGGCCTTCAAGTTCACCTCTCTCAACCTTCGAGAGTCGATGAATCGGGCGAATGTCAACCGTAACGCGATGGCTGGCGCACCATGGGTGAAGCTGGATGAATCGCGGCGTGGAGAGGGGCGTGCGCCGGTCGGCGGCACGCTTGGCGACTCATTCTTGGCTGCGATCGGCGGTACCATCGTCCGATTCCAGACAGAAGAAGACATCCCAACGGCCCGAGAAGTCATCGAGGCCAAGAGCGCACCGGCTGCACCGCCGGAACCGAAGTAGGAGCGACATGGTTGCAACACTCACCGTTCGTGTGTACACGAGTACGAACGCGGGCACTGAGTCGAGCTCTGTCACTGGCATCGACTTGATCTCGGCTGACAACGACACGAACTCACTCGGCAATCGCCAGACGTACCCCATCACCGTGGGCACTAACTCATACGAGAAGTGGCTCAAGCTCAAGGTCGATGCTGCGCCAGACAACGCAGTCACCAACTTCCTTGCCTGGATGGACGGAGCCGTGGACTCATCCACGACGCTGTACGTCACAGGAGACTACGTGACCGGCACGACGCCGGTCGCCACCACATCCACGATCGCGACTGAAGACTTCACGAACTACACGAGCGGCAACAAGCTGACGTGGGACGCTGGTTCGTATTCAGCGACGAATGACACGACTGACTATCTCGTCCTCCAGCTTGCGGTAGACTCGGATGCGAATCCGGGCAACTGGACGCAGGAGACTGTCTCCTACTCGTACGACGAGACTTAGTCTGCGTGAAGAGGCCCCAAGCGTCCGGGGCCTCTTTACCTTTGTCCCGAAAGGGGGAGTAGTGGGCAAGCTTGCTGACGCGATCGCCTCATCTGTCGTCAAGAAGGGTCCCGTCTGTGATACGGGGAATCTCATCGACGTCATGGACCAGGAGGACGCAGCGGACCTTATCGCTGCACTCAAGGACAAGGGGATCGCAGCAACCATCATCCAGGCCAAGCTCGACGAGTTCGGCTATCAGGTAGGAGTGACGTCTCTCCGAAGGCATAGGAACCGTCTTCTTGGCAAGGGGGATGCCTGCTCATGCGACGTCGCCTGAAGGATGCCATCAATGAGGCACAGGCTGAGAGGGAGGGCCGTGACCCTCTCGTTCTAGAGCTCGAGCGGACAGCGCAGGAACTCTGGAACTCCGGGGTCGACTTCAGGGTCCAGAACGGACAGGTCTACCTTGGTGAGCGTGCCGCAGAACACGAGGCGACGATCGACCTCGGTACCACTAACAGGATGAAGTTGGGCATCGTCTCTGACACCCACTTCGGCTCTCGGTTCGAGCAGTTGTCTGCCCTCAAGGACTTCTACCGCATCGCGGAGGAAGAAGGGGTAGACGCATTCATCCACGCTGGTGACTTGGTGCAAGGAACGCCGAAGATGCACAGGGGGATGGAGCATGAGGTCCATCTGCACTCTGCTGACGGCCAGATCAACTACACCATCGACGTATACCCAGAGAGCGACATCCCGACGTACTTCATCACCGGGAATCACGACGACTCGTTCATCAACGAGTCTGGGACGAACCCGGTACGAGCAGTCACGAACGCTCGACCGGAGTTCCACTACGTGGGCCAGGATGCCTCGTATCTCAACATCGATGGGCTGCGCATCTACGTCGTCCACCCATCTGGTGGACTGAGTTACGCCAAGTCCTACCGACCGCAGAAGATCACCGAAGCCATCCCCATCGACAAGCGCACCCACATCGTCATCATCGGCCACTACCATACGTATGGCGTGTTCAAGGTGCAGGAGACGATCGCCGTGATGGAGCCCTGCTTCCAGGGCAGTTACCCATGGCTCATCCGCAAGGGCCTGTATCCGACCATCGGCGGCCATATCATGGACATCGAATACGACGACGACAGGATCACGAGGATCTCACACACGCTCGTCGACTATCCAGAGAAGGAAGACGACTTTGACACGCTCGCCAGTTCGCGCTGGCAGCGACCTGGGGCTGTGTAGACGACCGCTAAGTGTTCATTCTCAGACCGAGATTGAATGCTTACGGATACACGGAGTGCGACTCTCCGTCAGCTCCACCAGCATTCACCCAGCCCCGGAGGAAGCGCCCACCCCTCCGGGGCTTTCCTGTACTATCCGGCCATGTCACTCATCGTTGTCACGCCATCGCGTGGTCGACCACAGAAGGCTCTAGAGTCGTACGAGAAGTTCTTGGAGTACAAGAGCCTCGAGGACACGAAGATGGTGTTCGTCGTAGACAAGGACGACGATACGTTCGACGAGTACGTCAAGACCATGGTCCCGATCGTCTCGTATGACCACTCAGGCGGTGGGATGGGGCCACCCATGAACGCAGCCGCAGCCGACCTGGCTCCGATGTATGAAATCGTGGGGTTTCTCGGTGATGACCACCGATTTCGCACACGATATTTTGACGAGCAGATCGAGACGGCACTCGCGGGTGGTGGGTTCGCCTATGGCAACGACCTCGCACGCAAGGACATCCCGACACAGGTCTTCATCACCAGCGACATCATCCAGGCCCTCGGCTACTTCTGCCTTCCGGGTGCATACCACCTGTACCTTGACAACACGTGGGCTGACCTTGGGAATGGCGCTGAGTGCCTCTACTACCTCCCCGACACCATCATCGAGCATGCCCACGCGTTCTATGGCAAGGCGCAGATGGACGAGGGATACGAGCGCGTCAATCACCCGAGCATGTACCAGCATGACGCGCAGATCTACCGCAAGTGGGTAGAGTCAGGTCAACGGGAACGAGACATCGAAACAGTGAGGAAGTGCCTCTAATGGCGAAGATGACGGTAAGGCAGACCTTCGACGAGATCTACCGAGAGAATAGGTGGAACGGGACAGACTCAAGGTCGAACGGCCCAGGCGGGACCGTATACGCGAGGAGGTTCGTCGCCCCAGCCATCGCTGACCTCGTCAGCAACCTTGGCGTCACGTCCGTGCTTGATGTCGGGTGTGGAGAGACATACTGGCAGCCGGAACTCCCCGGTTACATCGGGATCGACGTCAGCAGTGTCGCCATCGAGGCAGCGAAGGAGCGTCATCCAGACTGGGACATCCGCCTCTGGTCCCCGAATGATGAGCTGCCGGTCGCGGAGTTCGTCATCCTGCGGCACGTCCTCCAGCACATGACTCCGAGTTCCGGAAAGACCCTCGTCGAGCGAATCAAGGACATGGGGGCTGCATATCTCGCGGCCACGACATACGACAACGGCGACAACGGGGCCGGGTTCGAGCGTCCGATCGTCGAGGGTGGTGGCTATTGGCCAGACCTTCGAGTCGAGCCATTCGGGCTGGGAGAGCCGTCCGTTTCCATCGAGGACGCAGCCAACCCCAGGCCGAAGCAGATGGGT